CAAAAGAGCTTCGAGTTACCAAAAGAATTAGAATCAAAAGAATCAAAATAAATACGATCATTTAATATTATATTGATATTATTTATTTTCATCCAAATCCAGAAGTAGGCCATTATCTCGAAAGATCATGGACATCAATTTTTAACAAAGTTTCTTCATAATCACAGAAATAGACTCATGTATATTCAGTAATTTTGGATATTCTTTTTTAATTTTTGATGTGTCTAGATGATTATTACTTCGAGATGATTTCAATATCTTCGACTGTTCTTCAATGGTCATGTTTTCCCACTTAAAATTTGGATCAGTGGTATCACGATAAACACTCAGAATTTCATCATGGGTTATATATCCTGGATTTGTACAATTGTAGGTACCTTTCTTACGTTTGATTAACATATCAACAAATATAGGAAAGAAGTCGTCTAGAACTGTCATACTGTTTGATGTACTACAAATTTTGGAATATTTTGTTATCTTTGTAATAAAGTTACGTTCATTGTGTTCAGAATGTATGGGCATTCGAATTCTGATATTCAGAACATTAGGATAAAAGTCCATCATTCGATCTGTAAAACCCTTGACAACTGAGTAACTCGATCCAAAGTAATTTGGAACTGAATTTTCAGTATAAACTTCATCCGATACATTATTAAAAATACAACCTGTACCAATATACATAAAATGAATACCCAGTGAAGTACAAATACTTGCTACATTCATTGGTCCATAAAGATTGTCTCTAACATTTTCAACAAGTTTACCGGGATACTCAAGATAGTCAATCGTATTTATTTTAATGGAATCAACTATACCGTGGGTCCTTCCAATAAAAGAAATAACATTTGTTGGATTAACTTTTTTAATTTCGGAATCGATATATTCAGAATCCATACGAAAAAGTCCTTCAACAATTTTTATATTTGGAAAATTGGTTCTTAAGTAATTCAGGAACAAACCACCAATCCATCCCTTAGATCCGTATACCAAAAGCTTTGTTTTCTTAACAAAAAAATTCATTGAATTGATTTAAAGTAATATTTAAAATTAACTTTAAATCAATTAACGAAATGGTTGTAAGTTGTATAATTACACGTTATAATGAATACATAGACTGGGTGGAATATATCATGAATGAAGTCGATATATTTTATATTTACAACAAAGGACCAAATGAATTATTTTTCAAAAATTACACACCACCACCAGAAAAGATAAAAATCATACCTTTGGAAAATGTCGGACGTATCGATCATACAATTGCTTACCATATAATAAAAAACTGGGACTCCATGGATTCTACTATGGTATTTCTTCCAGCAAGTATCCTAATGTGTCGTATGAAAGGAGCTTATCTTTCAGGAATCAAAAAGAGAATCAGCAGTGTCAAGGAAAACTATCGTGGATTCTACGCACCACGTTTTCACAAGATTGGTCCAAATTTCAATTATTCCATAGATGAATACCAACCCGAAGGAATTTGTAACAGAAATGGTAATCCATTTATAAAGTCAGAATATTCAGACTTTAAAACTTGGAAGTTGGCACTTATCGATGATCGCCAAATGAGATACGTTTCAATGAGAGGTATGTTTATTGTTTCCAAGGAAAATGTTAAACACATAAATAAAAAGATATATGAAAATTTACTAACAAGCCTTTCAGTTGGCGACAATATAGAAAATGGACACTTTGCTGAACGTATCTGGGCACACCTTTTTAGACAGTATTCCTTTGATTCAATTTCTTAGTTTGTTTTAGTTCTTGATTTATATCATGATAAAATAGATCCGAATAGTGTTCAGATACAATCTTTGTAATAAAATTATAACTATTAAAGATATCATTTGGATTTTTTGCTCCGGTAATTATTATACTTCCGGACCTAAAAATAAGTAAACTAACTTGTTTACCAGGTACAGTTTGACTTGGTATTTTTAAATTTATACCTGGATACCTACTCAATGAACTGAAAGTTGCGCTAAGTCCATAGTTATTTACTAACAAGTCCTTGAGACCCTGTTGTCTCAAACACCAACCAATTCCTGGGCGATTTGGTTTTATTGTAAAATTACTATTAATCATTTCTATTTTTATGTTTTCTGCTTTAAAAGAAACCGGGTCATTAACCGAACCTTCAACTGAAATAATTATTTCAATAAGTTCATCAACTAAAACATTTATAGTATTTACTGTTTTAACACCCGTTGCTTTGACTTTTCCATTTGGAAAAATAAAAATATTCACATTCGAAAAAATCGAAGTACTTCGGTCAACCATAGAAAGATTTATAACAAAACTATTGTAAAAGGAATCTGTACCTTTCTTTTTGGAAACCTTTGATTTCTTTGAACCAGGACTATACTTCGTATCAACTAAATTTGAAAGCTGAGTATGAAGTAATCTTAAATTAATGGCTTGATCAAAATTAAAACAAACAGTCATGGTCGAAATACTAAGATCGGTGTACTTTATTTTTTCATTTTCAAAACCAAGCCCCTTTAATTTTTCAAAATCCGACCATTCTCTAGAGCACTGGCACAGAAAGGTTGGATTTTGACAAACTTTACAATTTAAAGATTCCATTTTTAGTTTCTTTAAATAAATATTCTTTATGTATTTTTATTTTTGTAAATTTTTTTAGTTTTCCATAATTCAGGGTATCTTGGTGTTTTTGAAGCGCGATACATGATATGGTAATACCTTAAAAATTTTGTATCAAGAACTTCATTACCATTTTCATCAACAACTGTTGTGTATGGTCTTAATTTTAAAGGTTTAAAAATGTTGTGTAGCATTCGTACTTTTGTAGTTCCGTATATATTTGATCCCAATTGAAATGTTCCAAAATATTTTTTGAAAATACGGCCAACATGGGCCGGTCCAGTTATGTCATGATCGTTTTCTCCATAATTCTGATCAACGATATTCTGATTAATCGTATTTACGAGTTCCTTGAAAAAAGGGTGACCAGGTACTGTACACATAAAAGCGTTAAAAATATGTTTAATTCCTGGAATATTGTGTTTCATGTCTTCTACAAGAACTATGTTGTAATCTTCGAGGATATTATCAAATGACTGTATCATAACATTTCCTATATCGGAATAACATCCTCCAAAGCGTTCAAGTATACATACTCTAAAAAAATCAGCTTTAAATGCTCCTGGAACAAGGTTAAGATAATTATTGTAAATATCCATGGAATAGTCTTTCATAAATTGTTCAACATCGGCGTCACTGAAGTAATATAATTGGTAATCAGGGTTTTGATCCATTGTTTTTTGAAGTACCTGGTTTATTTCATATGGGAATCTATCCAATGGCTGCCAACTCGTTTTAATAATTATCTTAGGTATTCCTCCTGTAGTGTACTGAAATTTTGAAGTAAGTAATTCATGATATCCAGGTAAACGTATCGATACAAAATTAACGTGTTTGTTCAGTACAATAATTTCAAAACGGATAAGAAAAAATAAAATGAGTAAAAAAAGAAGTACTTTCATTTACATTATAACATAGATATAAATTCATAAATTTTTGTAGAGTTTTTAATTTGATCTATAATACTTTCTTTAAAAATTTGTGCTGAAAATGAATCATACGTCTTAAGATTTATAAACAATAACTTTAAATTGTGAAGTAGTCCATTAAGATAATCATTTATTGTAGAATACTGTATAGATTCTATAACAATTGGCTCATTGAAATTTAGTGATACCAAATCAGATTCAATAAGTATAAGTAACTTATTTCTAAGTTCTTCCAACTGTGTTTGATAACTTAGTATTTCATTTTCTCTGTTCCGTATACGTCGAGCATAATTTATATTTTTTTTAATTTTCAGAGTACTTGAATACCTAGTATCTGGAAAATGAAATTTTACTGAATTATCCAATCGTGACAAGTCTTCATCTGTGAAATCGGCACGTGTTATTGGATCACGGCAATCACCAGTTTTCATTATATATCTTATTATGGAATCGTAATTATAAAATAAACAATTTCCATGTTTTGTACGATAAATAAAACATGGATAACTCACCTTTTCAAGAAGTATGGGGTCTTCGGCGTTTTTATAAAAATGTTGTCTAAATTTTTTTTGTATAATCTTTGAAGCCAAAAATTTATTATAATTATCAAATAATTCCAATTTATTTAATCTACTCACCTTTAAACCAACCAACTTACAAAATAATCGAAGATCTTGAACTTTAAGTACTTTATACGAATTAGAGTTTAACATTTCTAATATTTAATGTTATTTTTTTTAAATGCTTTTTTTAGCATATCCAATAATAGCACATGCTATTCTTTTACCAGCATTACCTGTTTTTAAAGATTCAGCGTTACCTCCAAGACCAAGATCGTCTTTTTCTTCATGTATAATAAGACCCCTTCCAATAATATTACATTTTCCACTTAGTTTAATAACAGAGTCCATAACAGAATAGTTTGCTCTACCTGAATTGTCAAAATAAACATTTCCAAGATCTCCAACATGACGTATGGGCGATTCCGGACCACCGTGTGTCATAGAATACGGGTTAAAATGTGAACACATCGATGTACAACCATCAGTAAGATCTCCACATTCATGGACATGAAATCCATATGAACCTTGTGGAAGACCTTTTAAGTTTATGGTAATTAGTACTTTATCATCTTGTTCGGTAAAATAAACAGTTCCCTGTATAAATCCCTGGAAAACGGCAACTGCTTTATTTGGATCCATATTTTGATACTTTTTTAAGATAACTTACTTCAGAATTTTTATTTTTACGACCAAACGAATTTACATAAGGGACTGTAATGTCAGGTGTATAACTTATACCACCATAAGAGGCGTCTTCAGGACCATAAACTATTTCAAGACACTTCGTAGTTTGGGGAGTTAAGTACTTACTATTTCCAGACCCTGGAACATAAAAGGAACTAGAGTTTCCAAAAGAATTTTTACCACATTTTCTACAGCTTCCGAATCCACACGTTTCAATTTTCTTCATTATATTTTATTTTATTATTTTTTTTAAGAAATATTTAATGAACTTAAATAATCTTGTAAATTTCGCTTTAAACTTACATTTTTCATTGAACGCGTTATCTGATCTAATTTTGAATTTTCCTTTTGATCTTGAACAGCATTGTAGTATAATTTTTTAAAAGCACGGCGCTTTGCTTTTAGTTTCAAATTAATCTCAGAATCAGAAACATTACCCGTTCTTACATTAAAAGACTTTTCATAAATACGCCTTTTGTATTCTGGATCAAGACGATCAAATTCAGAATCTAACATTTCATTACAATATTCCAAACAACAACCATTATCTATGTAACACTCCATATTATTCTGTAAGGAATTATATACATAATCCGCTGGAATTTTAGCAAGCATATGTGCTATTGGAGCATCAAACTCGCGAATAGCCAAAGAATAATAATAATTGTAGATCTGCGTTGCTCTTTCCATTTAATTTAAAGAATTATTCTTTTTTTTAAATAAATGAAAGTATTTTCAATTGATATCGGTATTTCAAATTTAGGATTCGTTTATTGTAATGTTGAATTTCCCGATATTGAAAACACAAGTAAATACAAAAATTTATTACTAAACAGTAAATATTCTTTCAATAATAACATAACTGTACTAGATTGTAATAGAGTAGATATAACTGTTATGAAACATACTGCTGTAGAACACTGTAATTGTAAACTTTACCACGAACGTTGTATTCCTGACTATATTGACCATTTTGTTCAAGAATACCAGACATATTTTAATAACGCAGACATTATACTTTTGGAACGCCAACCACCTGCTGGAATAACAAATGTACAGGATCTTCTCTTTATTAAGTATCGTGACAAAACAATTTTGATAAGTCCAGTAAGTGTACACAAGTATTTTGAACTTAATTCCGATTATCTTGTTAGAAAATCGGAATCTGAAAAGATAGCGGGTGATTATCTTTCAAATTTTTCAAAGTTTGTATTCAATTTTAGAAAACATGATATATCAGACTCTCTGTTGATGGTATTGTATTACTATAAAATTCAAATGGATCGGTTAATAAATAATTTCGAGTTTACCAAAGATTGCTTTGACTTTGAACAGTTTCGTTTTAATTTTTTTACAAATGATAAAGTACTTAAAAATAATACTTAAAAAACAAATAAAAAATGGTTTTACTCACGAAATCAGAATTTTTTAATACAGAAGAATGTATGTGCGGAAAACCTTTATTTAGGTATCACGATGTTTCCAAAAATATTTATGTAAGTAAATGTGCCAGTACAAAATATGTTCTTGATATTAAAACAAGAAAATTTGTACTTTCAAAAAAACCACCATGTAAAAGCCATAATATTTATCATGGAGAACGGCCGGTATTTACTGAAATAAAAAAAGTTATTTTAAATGCTCGACCCGTAGAAGAGTCGATTGAACAAAAATTAAAAAGACTTTTTTCATTTTTTAAGATATCTGGAAGAAATACTGTTCTTCAAGAAATAGATATCATTGTTAAATATGATCTCAATAGATTACCAAGAAAAACTTACTACTTTCCTAGTATAGGAGCACTAAGGATAAGTCATTATGAATCTATTGAGGACTACGAACTCAGGGTATTTTCTAAAAAAATAATTACCGTTAATTATTCAGAAAATAAAGAAACGACTGATTCTAATAAATATGAAGATTTTGTTCCAGATCCAGAAATAGAATCAGAAAGCGATTCAAATTCAGAATCTGGAAACGAATCAAATTCAGAATCCGAAGATGAATCGGAATCACAACATTCAGATTCAGAAATAGAATCAAATTCAGGATTAGAATCCGGAAGTGATCTTGGAGACTTCGGTGCGTCTGAAGGAGATTTGTCTGATTTTGATGAACCAGATGACTACAAGGGCGACTAATTTATTTTTTTAGGAAATTTACCACTACTGTTGTACTTATTTAACCTTCGGCGATAATCCGCTAAACTAGATTTAAATGATTTTTTGTTCCATAATATAAACATACTGAGGTACCCAGCCCTTGTTGGATCATTTGTACGCAGATCTTTAAGATGTCTCGTTATGTATCTATTTCTACGGTTGAGATCTTTATGTATAGTGAAATCACTCATTCCTTTGGCTCCGAAATTTGTAGATTTACGGGAACCATTGACTTCAAATATGGCCGTATACTTTTTATCACTTCGTTTCGACTTCTTTATAGATATTAAACGCACTTTTTTACGGTTACCACCGCCAAATGATAACGGATTGCCTTCAGAATCAACTTTAATCACATTTACTATACATTTTTTACGATATCCATTTAGAGGGTCATGACATCCCTTTTTGGGCTTATCGGGTATTTCTGGAGACTTAGTACACTTACTTCGGTAACTTTCATAACGGTTCCACACTTTTTGTATACTGGGGACTTTTTTAACACCAAGCTTTTTATTAACCTTGTTGTGAACTAAGTATAACCACTTTACAAACGTTTTTCTAGACTCCATAACAGACATATTAAGTTCAGTTCCAGGTTCAGTTATAAATTTCTGGTAACTCTCACGACAGTATCGACATGGAAGAACATTTCCAACTTGTTTGAAAAAGGTTAAGTAATTTTCTTTTTTTTCTTGATCAGGTTTCCATGGATAATTCTGTGCTATCGAATGTAAAAATAACCAACCAGCTGGCCCCCAGACCCTTGTCTGTATACCTGTATCATCGCCTTCACGTGGATTCATTTACTATTTCGTCTTTATTTTTTTTAAACGATAATTTTTATTAACTCTTGCGTTTAGACAATAAGAAAAGGGCTACAATAAGTATAACTAAGAACCATATAATTACATTACCCGATGAACTTGATGAACTTGATGAACTTGATGAACTTGATGAACTTGATGAACTTGATGAAGGTTCTTGAAGTGTATTATAAAGAACCATGCTACCATTATAGGTACTTTTGGTTACGTAATATACCTTTGATTTGTAATTTGTAAAATCGAATCCGGTAATAAAGAAAATTGATGTATCTTTTGTGTTTGGAGGTGTTTTCCCCACATATGATTTACCAGTAATTGGTTTACTTTTGTACAAAAGTAAATGATTTTCTCCATTTGACCATGCTGTAACTGTATGATCTTTTTTGACTTCTTCTATGGAGTACGTACCATCTTTATTTTTTAAATAATATGCCCATATAGAGTGTCCAGTAGCATTTTGAACCTTTAAACTTTTCCATGCTTTTGCGTTACTTGTAAATTCAAATTCAGAATCACTTATTTTGTGAAGATATATATCTACTGGAGTTTTTATAGTTACTTTATTTGTTAATAAATGCCCGTCGTCTCTCTTAACTTGTAAAGTACATGGAATCTCCTGTGTTAATATCTTATTAAACGGGGCCCATGTACCACTATTTGAACTATACACTTGTATAGTTTCATCACCTGTTACGTTATGAATATTTATTTTATTTGGCATTTAATGTTTACGAATATTTTTCTTTGAGTAAAAAAAGTAAATTGCTAAGGCTATAAGAATTAAAATAATCCATATAGAACTATTATCTGAACTATTACCTGAACTGGTAACTGATTTCAATTGTACGACATTTTTATGTGTTAACTTACCGCTTTTATCTTTCAGAATTTCAACTGTTGTTGAGCTCTTTATACTAGCAAGAGAAAATGTTAAAAGTTGTGTGCCCGTACTATTAGTTATAGTAACATGTGTTGGATCATTGTGTAAATTTCTAGAATATGCGAAATATGGTACACGAGCTTTGAATAATACGTGTTGTACTTGCTTATCTGTACTTGTAGAAAAGTATGATATCTTCAGAGTTGAATCACCTGAACGGTTTACTAACTTTACAACCGGGGACTTATTTAGCATTTTATATTTTAAACCAATATAAAAAATTAAGAATTAATTTAAATAAAAATGGAAAAAGAAATTGGATCAAATGGGTATTCGATAACCCTTAAAAGTTTGCCTCCACATTTTTTAGAAAATATACGAAGTGAACTTTATGTTAAACCTCTTGAGAATCCAAACTTTTGTACAAATGATCCTCCATTTCCTGTTTTTAGACAATCTAAAACTAAAGTATATTTACCAAGATACTACGCCATTCAGAAATATGGTCCCTTAAGAAATAATCTTGAGGGTGAATCAATTGATGTTCCATTCCATGGCACTATACGTGAACACCAACAGCGTACAATTGACTCTACACTTGAAATACTCAAGGTTCATTATGGAGGTCTTATTTCTTTAGACACTGGGCTTGGTAAAACAGTTGTTGCGCTGAAGTTGATTAGTTTACTTTCTCTTAAGAGTCTTGTTATAGTTCATGCCGAATTTCTTTTGGAACAATGGAAAGAACGTATCCAACAATTTCTTCCGACTGCTAGGATTGGAATTATACGTCAATCATTGTCTGAATCAGAAAATGTTGACATTTCTATTGGAATGATCCAAACAATTGTAAAAAGGGAATATCCCAAAGACTTTTTCAAAAGTTATGGATTTATGGTTGTTGATGAAACGCATCATGTAGGATCAAAGACATTTTCCAGTATCTTTTACAAGGTTCAAACGAAGTATATGATAGGACTTTCGGCAACACCTGAGAGAAAAGATGGTTTATCTAAAGTTATTTATTGGTTCCTTGGACCACATATCATTACTATAAAACGAGAATCTGATAATCCATACGTAACTTTTTTGATGAATGACTGTACCGGATACATTGAAGAATTTAACCGTTTTGGTAAAATAAATAACCCTACTATGATTACGAATCTTACAAATAAACTCAAGAGAAATGAACTTATTATCAAGACTATTACAGAACTTGTTTCTAAAGGTCGTAAGGTCTTAGTGTTATCTGATCGTAGAGAACATTGTGAATTTTTGAAAAGCAAATTAACAGTAAATAGTGGACTTTATCTTGGTGGTATGAAAACTGAAGATCGTAATGAATCTACTAAAACTTCAGTTATCATAGGAACATATCAGGCATCTGGTGAAGGATTTGATGTACCAGAATTAGACACTTTGATTTTAGCAACTCCAAAGTCAGATGTTCAACAAGCTGTTGGTAGAATTCTTCGTCAAAAAAATAAAAACGAACCATTGATAATTGACGTTGTTGATTCATTTTCAATTTTTAAGGCTCAATATTACAAACGTCGAAAGTTTTATAAATTAAATAGTATTAAAATCCTATAAAAAATACCCAGTATCATTATAATTATTTATACTTCTCAGTCTTAAGGGAACATATAAATTTATCAAAGGTATTTTCGCACGTGGTAAAACACAAGATGATTACGGAATAGGGTTATCTCATATTAATTTCCGTTCCAATGTTTATTTGTGTTGATAAATAAAAAAATGAGAACTGCCATTAAAAAAATTAAGAAACTAATAAGAAAAATTATGATGTAAATATAATGTTTTATTCGATTCCATACACGGTCCTTGTTTAAAATTGATGTTATAGTCATTTATAAGTAAACAAATTTAAAAATTTTAAGTATTTAAACTTAAAATGGTTAAATTATCTTTTAATAAGAATTCACATGGTCCTATCAGTAAATCAAGTGTCCGAACGATTGCCAATTTAAACCCATTTCAAAATATTGAGGAATCTTTTTCTAATTTATGTATAAAGGATTATTTACCAACAAAGGATGTTATTGGTCTAGAAAACTGTTTATACGTATTTAACGAATGGTACCATTCATCTAAAACAAACCCTTTTTTACTTATTGGACCAACGGGTTGTGGCAAGACAACTTTGGTAGAAAGCTACTGCCTAGAAAATAAAATTAATTTATATACAGTTAAATATTCTGAATTTGTAAAAAGTAAAAAGGATCTTCTTAAAGAGATCCAGTCATTTATGGAATACTCGACCCAGTCTTTCTTTATTAAACAAAAAAATGTTGAAAATAAGTTAATTTTAATTGATGAATTTCAAAATGGAAATACTGACTTGCTTAGTACAACCGATATACTTGAGCTTTCTTTTCCAAAAATTATAATAATAAGTGGTGATTCAAAGGGCTCAAAATTAAGTGATCTCAAAAAATCAACTACGGTTTACTATATTTCTGAAATACCTATGTACCAAATGAAAAAATTAACATCCCTTCCAGACTCAATAATAAAAAAATGTAAAAGTGATAAAAGATTACTTTTAAACATGGAAAGTTTTTTAAAAAATGGGAACTCTCCAGAAACATTTATCGAAAATTTTTATAAAGATACTGACATCAATTCTTTTGAATTTATAAATGAACTCTTTGATTCCGTAGATCCAATTGAATTAAATAAAATTTACAAGATTTACGATACCGATGGATATTTACTTTCAAATTTAGTTCAAGAAAATTACATTGACTTTAATGACTCCATAGAAGCAGTTGCTAGATCAGCTGAAGCCATAAGTTACGGTGAAACTATTTTTAGTGATACTTATGAGTCTAACCGATCATTTTTACCAGATAACCACTGTTTGAACTCGCTTTGTATACCAAGTTACTATTCTCGAACCCCTGTTAAAAAGAATAAATGCCAGCTTCGTACAAACACAAACAATAACCGTTTTAATATTTATTTAAATAACAAAAAGATACTTTGTAAAATAAATGGACTCGCCATTTATGACATTAAAATTATAAAAAAAATTTTTACCAAAGATCTTATTAAAAAAAAAACGCTAAGTAAGTATCAAGAAGAATTTTTTAAAAATTTAATTGGTACAACGGGAGGAATAGATAAAATGGAATTGATATATAAACATTTCAGTGAATTCAATGATCTTGAAACAAAAGCTAAAAATTTTCCAGTCAAATTTAAGGAAAAAATAAGTAAATTATTTTAATTAACTAAAATTATGGAATCATTAATTAGAGATCGTTTGTTATTTGAACTACAAGTTTATGATTTTCTCGTTGACCCGGTTTTATTAATTCCAGAATCTTTTTGGGAACCTGTAATTGTAAGTCTTAACGAAGTACAGATTAATGAGTTACTACCAAAAATTTATCGTTCAGGTGAATGTGGTATTTGTACTGAATGTGTTTCCGATTTTAAAGAATTAAAATGCTGTAATCAACATATTTGTGTTGATTGTACTCAAATTTGGTTTTCAAGATCGGTGCGTTGTCCTTACTGTAATAAAGATATTAGGGAATTAATAATAAATGAACATTAACGGAATATTTGTTGATTCCGATTTACTTCCAGTTAATAATTCTTTAATGGAACGTAGTTTTGAACAGTTAGTAACAGAACGTGGATCAATCCAATTTTCATTTATTGAACAAGAACCTGGTTTTTACAAGGGTGTCTTCGATAAACTTAAGGAGTCACTTTTTTATAGTACGGATACATATACACTCGATCATGAAAAACAAGCACTAATTGATAAAAAATACGACCTTGTAAATGGATTAAATACCATAAAAGAATTAAAGAATAATGTCACAAAAATTTATGATCGCAAACTAAAACTCGAGAGCGAAATCTCTAAGAAAGAATCAGAGTATTTAAAATTTACAGAATCCATAAAAAACTTTGTTGAAATGCTCAATGATAATGACGAAAATCTCAGAGATCTTTTAGTTAAAAAGATTGATAACTTAAAAAAGGATTTAGATATAGATTCCTTAAATACAGAATATACTGAAGTAATTAACGAATTTATGTATATTAAAGAAATCTTTAAGGACCTCTCTTCAATTTTACCACGAACAGTTTGTTCAATTTGTTTGGAAAACCAAGTATCACATTTTATAGATCCATGTGGTCATACTCTGTGTTTAAGTTGTAAGGTGAAGTGTAATACTACCAGACATTGTCATTATTGCCGTGTTACAAAAAATGGATATCGCCCATTGTTTCTATAATAATACTTTTATAGGTAATTTTGAATAAGAATATTCTATAGCGAGTCCTAGTAAATTATTCGCAATTTCCTCAACAACTGGAAAACTTTGTTCTTCTATGTACAAACTTGGTACAAATTCTACTTCATTTACAAAGTAACCTCTGGGAACATCTTCCAATCCAGAACCAATATCAATTCTTGTTAAAATTGGACTCCTGAATTCATCTGGTAAGTCTAATTTTGGTAAAGAATCCATAACACGTTGGCCAAATTCCATCAAAAAACTGTAATCTCCCTCAGGTAATTCATACTTTCCACCTTCTTCTATAGGAATTTGAGCTATATCTAAATATGTAACAACTGAGTAACGATAAACACCGGATATAAAAAACATACGAATTTCAGGAGCATTTTTATCAAAATTTGGTATGTATTCTTGAATAATGATACTTTTGTATTTTGGAATATTTTTTGATAAATACTTATTTAATTTACCTTTTTGACACTCAAGTGACCCATTAGAACACGTTGTATATTTCTGGAAGTCTTTTGATTCTTGTCCATAAACAGGTTTGGTTATTATTGACTTCCAGTTATTTTTTTTAACTTTGCTAAGTATCCTGTTGACGTATTCTTCTGAATTACGGTTTAGCCATTTATTTCTTTTTATACAATGTGTTGGTGCTACGGGTATACCCTTTTTGTGAAGGTAAGAATAGTATTCACATTTATTATTTATGAATTTTTGGTAATTGTACGGAGGATATACATTTTTGGAACTTTTAAGAACTGACTTGTAATTTTCAAATTTTGAACGATCCGATAAATGAAATGATTCAAGAAGATCATATATAATTACAAAAACAATATCATTTTGATGAAACCGTTTAACTGAAATTTCATCAGGTGTAATATAATCAATATAAATATTAAAGTTTGGATCACGAATTGATTCTAAATACATACCTATAGCTACATCAGCCGGAACACATCGTTTACCTTTTCGTACAAGGGTGTATTTTTTGTATTTTGGATCTTTTCCAATTTTGAGGAATTCTTTTTGGGAAATACAAAAGAGTTCATCTTTCTTACGTTCCGCACGTTTATAATTAAGAACTATTCCTATATAAAGATCCATTTAATTATTATAAAGGTTTTTTTTATTCGTAAAAATGATTACCATTAAATCACAGAGATAAGTAAATGGAACCGCTTGATTATTTAGTGATATTAAGATCATTATATATATTTTTACTTATTGAAAAGGGATGGTGTGTAAGAAAAATACGCAAAAATGAATATGAAATGTTTAAAAGTATAAGAAAAAAAGCAATATAAAAAAACTTTGTTTATAATAACAAATGGGAGGAGGTCTTGTACAGTTATCTGCTTATGGGTCACAGGACGTATACCTCACTACTAATCCTGAAATAACATTTTTTAAATCTGTATATAGGAGATGTACAAATTTTTCTATGGAATCCATAATTCAACTTATTGATGGTAATATCAATTTTGGTGGAAATATAACAGTTGTTGTTGCGAGAAACGGTGACCTTTTGGGAGCTATCAATATCAACGTTTCTCTTCCACAAGTAAGTAATTACGTAGTCAACCCATCGACTTATAGTTACTTAGGCTGGATTCAGGGAGTTGGTAATTATCTGGTGAAGTATATTAATGTCGAAATTGGTGGACAACAAATTGATGAACAATATGGAAAATGGATGGACATTTGGTCTCAACTCAATATAAGTAATTCCCAAACCACAGGTTATGGAACAATGGTTGGGAAAAGTTTTGGAATGGCTGAATGGCAACCTTATGACCCTTCAACGGAACCTGGGTCAAGACTTCAGATCCCCTTGTTATTTTGGTTTTGTAGGAACCCAGGATTGGCAATTCCCTTGATTGCCCTTCAGTATCATGAAATAAAATTTAAGGTAAATTTTGAATCATTTCAAAATTTAATTGTAGCAGTTCAAAATGGACAATACATTACTCCAGTTCTTAATGGGGTTACCCCACCTCTAAATACGAATTTTAAAATATGGAATACGTATTACTATCTCGATACCATAGAACGTCGCAAATTTGCTCAGAACCCTCACGAATATCTTGTTGAACAAGTTCAGTCACAAACAGGTAATGTACAGTCACTTACTCAGGAAAACTTGATCAGGTTAAACTTGAATCATCCTACTAAGGAACTTATTTGGGTCTTCAACCGGAATGGTACATCGGCACCACAAAATGATTTTAGTGAGGGTGTTAATTTGATTCCTAATGGAACACCGAGTCAATTTGCTCCATTATATAATTTCAAACTTAATATCAACGGTACAGATAGATTCAAGGAACGTCCTGGAGAATATTTTCGTTTGGTTCAAAATTATGACCATCATACGCGTACACCAACGAATTACATATACACATATTCATTTGCCTTGAGACCAGAAGAACATCAGCCATCAGGTACATGTAACTTCTCCAGAATAGATTCATCACAATTAGTATTTTACCTTAGAAACAGTTTATTGAGTCCAGGTAATCTTGATTCAAGTCCCCAAGAAAATTACTATGAGCTTCCTGGGTATTCTCTTTTCGCACCAAGTTACAACATCCTTAGAATTATGGGTGGAATGGCTGGTTTGGCGTATTCTAATTAAAATTTTAGTACATAACACTCGTAAGGATCATCATTTTCATAAAGTATTTCTTTTGGTTTTAGCTGATTAAATATATCTATCCAATCATCTTTTGTTTTAAAACTATATGATCTATTAAAAAATGAAAAATTAAATAAAGCACATGCGATACACGCTTTGAAGTAAGAAAATAAACTATCATCTATATAGTCTTCAATTATTATTATATTTTTTGTTATAGATTTAAGATTATTTAGTATACTTAATATATTTTCATCAGGTATATGATGTAAAACAGTACTTATTATTACAAAATCAAATTTATTTAGATATCCCGGTATATTTATACCATCATATAAAATAATTGGTTCATTAGATAAACTATTGTCTTCTATGTCTAAACATGTTACGTTATAGTTTTTTTTTAATAAAGAAGCGTATGTATTTAAACCACATCCAAAATTTAATATATTACAATCTTTACTTAGATGTTTATTTATAAACGTATCATGTAAATAAACATCTCTTTTTTTTGAAAGACTTTTAACTATTTCAAATTTTGTAATAGAATTTTTAAGTATTTTACATTCAGAAAGTAAAAGAATTAGTATTATTATCACAATCACTAAAATCATTTTTAGTCTAGTATAATATTTAATTTATTTTTAATAAACCCATTAAATAAACAAATTCTGTGTCTTTTCCAAAGGAGGAATTCAATACCAATTTACGAAGTTCTTCAGCATTATCGGGTGTTAAATTATATGTATTTTTCAAAAAGAACTCTGGATCATTTAAAGCAGCATTTCTCATCTTTGTTGCTGAAATTGACTCTAACTCATCTCGATCTACTTTGATAATCTTCACATCTGGTTCATAACGACCAAACAGCTTTTTAAATTCATCTGCTCGATCACCACCAAAAACACCCGTGATATCTATATACCCCCGTTCTTTCATGGCCTTTATAAAACCTATAACATTATTTCCATAAACAGAACCATCTATAAATTGTGTCTTTGGAAACATTTTCCTTAGGAAACGTATTTTTATGTCAACCGGTAATGGATTTTTAGTATCTTTTTTTGTTTTATTTATGGTACTCGATACAAAAATGATCGAATCGGCATCATTTTGTTTCGCAAGATCTTTAACAAGATTAATAAGCAATGCGTGACCTACGTGTGGAGGTTGGAATCTTCCATATGTAAAATACACATTGGGGTTTTTTATATCCATTTTTTTACTTTAATTTAATATTTAATTTCGGAATTTTTCAAAAAAATAAAATATTCCTAAAGAGTACAAATTCACTAAAAACTAACTAAAAATGGGAGGAGGTCTTATGCAGCTTGTTGCCTACGGCGCACAGGATATTTACCTGACTGGTCAGCCCCAAATCACCTTTTTCAAGTCCGTCTACCGCCGCCACACCAACTTCGCCATTGAGTCTATTCTCCAGACCATCAATGGTTCCGTTGCCGCTGGTGCTCGTGTCTCCGTTACCGTTTCCCGTAACGGAGATCTCCTCAAGAACCTCTGGGTTCAGTACAACCCCAGCCTCCTGGTCCCCGCCGGCGGTGCTGCCCAGCTTGCTGACGATCTCAGCCACTCCCTGTTCCAGTACCTCGAGCTCGAGATCGGTGGCCAGCTCATCGATCGCCAGTACGGCCTCTGGCTCACCATCTGGCGCGATCTTACTGAGATCAACCCCACCGGTAACCAGGGACAGCTCCTTGTTGCTGGTGCTGAGCCAGTTATCAACTCTGCCACCGGCCTTGAGAGCTCTACCCGCTACCATCGCATGTCCTACACTCACCAGGGCGGTTCAAATGTCACAAGCACACTATCCGCACCCACAGAGGCCTACATCCCCATGCGCTTCTGGTTCTGCCGCAACCCAGGTCTTGCCATTCCCCTCATCGCCCTCCAGTACCACGAGGTCAAGTTCAACGTCCAGTTCAACCTTGCCAGCACCTTCGTGTATGGAGGTACCGGAACTGTCAATCTTGGATCTTGTGGATTCAACGTATACGCCGACTACGTCTACCTCGACACAACCGAGCGTCGCCAGTTCGCCCAGAATGCCCACGAGTACCTCATCGACCAGCTTCAGCAGCAGCAGGAGTCTGGATCAGGAAGCAGCTCCAACGCGACCTACCGCCTCAACTTCAACCACCCTGTCAAGGAACTCATCTGGGTCGGATCTCCCGTTGCTCTCACGGCCGCGTCCAGTGTTGACTCTGTTGCCGGTGGTGCCACACCTTCAAGCATTGTCCTCGGTACAAGCTCCAGCACTGGTGCCACTGTCAATGGCTCAAGCTCCAACACACAGGCAAAGATCATCCTCAACGGTACCGATCGCTTCACAGCCCGGAATCTCAAGTACTTCACCCGCAACCAGATCTGGGACTGCCACACTGGTTTCGGTGCCACTGGTATTCCCGATTCTATCGCTGTGTACTCCTTCGCACTTCGCCCCGAGGAGCACCAGCCCAGCGGAACATGTAACTTCTCTCGTATCGACACTGCTCAGCTTAACTTCGTTGGTGGGTCCGGTGAGACCATTGCTCCCCTTACGATCTATGCTGTGAACTACAACGTTCTCCGGATTATGTCCGGTATGGGTGGTCTCGCATACAGCAATTAAGCATAATAATTATCAAATTCTAGGTAGCATTTTTGTAAAAATCAAGGAACGTATTAAGTATATGACGAATCTGCTAAATGTTTTCCATCACGAATGGTTAAATAAAATTAATTTAATTAATTTCAGAAATTAATTAAAATAATTTGTAATAAGTATAAAAATGTCTAGGCAATCACATTTTGGAAATCTTGGAACTGGGTCTATATTACTTATTGTAGCAT